TAAGTTTAACATATACGATTACGGGTGTCAATTCAATAATTCCTACACCAACGCCGTTACTAATAAATTCAAATACAATATAATTATTATTAATGTCATTTAAGTTTAAAAGCTCTGGAAAGACAGCCACAGAAATTAAAAATACCAGTGTACAGCAAAATAAAGTTACACTATATGGTTTAAAATTTCCTTTTGAATTTGATGATAAATTTACTTTTTTAAAGTGCAATACAAATTCAATGGATCAAATCACAGATGATTTGAAGTTATTAATAATGACTAATTACGGTGAAAGATTAGGCATTTATGATTATGGAGCAAATTTAAAAGAACTATTAACTGAAAATTCAAGTGGTAGTCCATTTAATGATGCGGCGGCAGAAAAAATTTATAATGCAGTTTCAAAATGGATGCCATTTGTCAATTTATTAGATTTAAACACTGAAGTAACGCGAGATTCAAAATATGCAACATCAGTTCTTAATTTAAAAATAGATTTTTCTGTTCCGCAAATAAGTAATGAAACAAGGACTTTAAATTTTATAGTGAAATTATTCTAAGGTTATAAAAATGTCAATAAAAGATAAAATAGAAATAAGAAACAGATCATTTCTAAATAAAACATTCGAAGAATTTAGAAATGATATGGTAAGTTATATAAGAACATACTATCCTGATAAGTTACAGGATTTTTCTGTAAATGGTATTCTTGGAAGTTTAGTTGACATTGGTGCTGCGGTAAACGATAATATGTCGTTTTATTTAGATCATCAATTTTCAGAATTAGATCCTGATACTGCGATTGAAGATCAAAATATAGAAATGCATTTAAAAAATGCAGGTGTTAAAATAATGGGATCTTCCCCGTCTGTTGGTGAATTAACAATAGAAATTGAAATACCAGCAGATGATAGTGATCTAACAAAACCAAATGATTTAGCATTACCTATCATTAAAAACGATTGTATATTTACATCATTAGAAGGAATTAATTTTAGATTAATAGATGATGTAGATTTTTCTGAAAAAGATTCACTTGGAGTTTATAAAGCGACTATTTTACCTACTGAAAATAATACTTTTATATTTAAAAAGAAAGCATTTATAATATCTGGCGATATTATAACAGAAAATTTTAACATAACAAATTTTACTGCATTTAGAAAAATAACATTACAAAATAAAAATGTTACTGATATAATCAGCGTTAGAGATTCTTTTAATATACAGTATTATGAAGTAAATGATTTATCTGAAGATACTGTTTATCAAACAATAACATCAATAAATAATAACAATGAAATTGTAAAAGACTCTATTAAGCTCATTAGCGCGCCATATAGATTTACGTCTGAAGTTTTAATTACAGACAGAAAAACAACGTTAACATTTGGTGGAGGAAGTGGATCTGGCTTTGAATTGGATGCAATACCTGATCCAAGTGAATATGCAATTAATTTTTATGGTAAAAAAATTAATAAAAATTTTTCATTAAATCCTTCAAAACTACTAAACACAAAAACTCTGGGAGTTGCATCAGAAAATTGTACTTTATTTGTAACTTACAGATATGGTGGTGGGTTAAATCATAATGTTCCTTCACTTTCTATTACAAATATTTCAATAAAAAATATAGAATTTAATGATTTACTAACAGATCAAACTATTAAACGAGACGTAAGTAGAAGTATGTTAGTTTATAATGAATTAGAAACCAGTGGTGGTACAGACGCACCAGCTATTTCAGAATTAAAAGCATTCATTAAATCAGAAAAAAATTCTCAATTAAGAATTGTAACAAAGCAAGATTTATTAGGAAGATTATATACTATTCCATCAAATTTTGGAAGAGTGTTTAGGGCTTCATTAAAAGATAATCCAAATAATCCATTATCTACACAATTATTTGTGATATCTAAAAATTTGGATAATAACTTAATTATTTGTAGTGATTTATTAAAAAATAATTTAAAAACATATTTGAATAATCAAAGATTAATTTCTGATTCAATAGACATATTAGATGCTCAGGTAATTAATTTGAGATTAAAATTTCAAATTATAAAAGATCCTGCATATAATAAAAATGATATTTTAAATAATATTTTAAATAAATTAAAAAACTATTTAAATATTAATAATTTTTATATTGATCAACCAATAATTTTATCAGAAATAGTTACATTAATAATGTCTACTGAGGGCGTTGTTGCTATGGAACCATTTAATGATAAATCAATGTTAAAATTTGAATGTTTAACAGGAATAGTAAATGAAAATATTTATAGTAATTCATCAATAGATGTAAATTCATCAATTAAAAAAGGCTTATTAATCCCACCACCCGGTTCGATATTTGAATTTAAATATCCAGATATAGACATAATAGGAAAGATTTCATAATGTATAGAATCTTTAAATCAAAAAAAGATACGTATATTACAAATAGAATAATTTCTAATAAAAGAAAAATTTATTCTAATGTTGGCAATGCAACTACTTTAGATTTATTTAAAATCTATGGTTTAACTTATACAAATAATCAACCCAATATTGAACTTTCAAGAATATTGGTAGATTTTAACATAGATGATCTTATAAATGACTTTAATAAAGGTTTGTTAGATACAACTGATCCAACCTTCAATTGTACTTTAAAATTATTTGGGGTCAATTCAGGACAGATGACACCAACAAATTTTAATGTCATTTGTTATCCATTAGCAAAAGAATTTTCAGAAGGTATTGGAAACGATATAGTTTATTTTCAAGATATGGATTCAGCTAATTTTATTTCAGCTTCATCAGATGTAGTTTGGGGTGGAATTGGTGCAAATCTATCTGGAACTTTTGGTACTGGTAATATAGATTTAATAAGAAATCATATTACAGAAGGTGATTTTTTCACAACTTGTAGTTTTATTACTGGTAAAGAAAATTTAGAAATTGATGTTACAAAATTTATAAGTGCATCCCTAAACGGAATTATTCCAAACAATGGATTCAGGTTATCATTTACAGAATCTGAAGAAAATGATTCAAAATCAAGATTTGTAAAAAGATTTGCATCAAGAAACGCAAAAAATCCTGAAATACAACCTCAATTAATTATTAAATACGATGATTCTATAATTGATAACACAAATAATTTTGTTTTTAATTATGAAGGTAACATATTACTTTATAATAATGTAAGAGGTACACTAAAAAACATAATTTCTGGAACAAATTATGTTACTGGATCTGATTGTTTGTTATTAAAATTAACAAAAACATTAACATCAGGTACTTATGAACAGTTTGTTACAGGTTCACAATTTATATTAGGAAATTCATTTAGAAATGGCGTTTATTCAGCAAATTTTACAATAAATCTGAATCAAAATTTTCAAAGACATGCAAATAAAGAATATTTAACATTTAACGCAGAATGGATGTCTTTAGATAAGTCTACAACTTATTCTTCAGGTACTCTTAATGTTTATTTTCCATCAACAAATTCATCAGCAATTGGTCCACATAGATATTATGTTAACGTAATTAATTCAAAACATTCATATGATAAAAATGAAGTTCCAAGATTTAGATTACATATAGAAAAAGTCGATGATACATATGTTTTATATCAAAAAGAACCATTCATAAAACCATCATATATTCCAGAAAGAGTTTATTATAGGGTAAAAAATTCTATTACCAAAGAAGTTTTAATACCTTTTGATACAGAATTAAACTCAACAAGATTAAGTAATGATTCAAATAATATGTTTTTTGATTTTCATATGTTAAATTTAAATCCGGGTCTAACATATGATTTTGACATTCTTATTATAGAAGATGGAATAGAAAGGGTTTATGAATCTGTCTGTTCTCCATTTACGATAAATACAACTGAGTTTTCAATTAGTGCTGATGAAAGTTCAAGATCATCTGCAAATATAGTTAGAAATCAACAAAATTCTGTGTATCTTCAAGATTATACTGATGAATTTACGACAACTCAATCACAATCAGTATTTATACTTACATACACACCATTTCAGGGAACTATACCTTTAGTTTATGTTGGTGGTATATATCAAAGTACAACTTATTATAGTATTATAGGTACAACATTAACGTTTAACGAACCAGTAGATCAAAATACACAGGTTGAAATAATTTATAAGTATAGGCCTTAATATGTTAAAAAAAGAAGTTTCATTAATACCAACAAATATAGGAAAAAATTCAAATCTAATAACTGATAATGGTAATTTTATATTAAATTTAAATTCAGTACCTACTTACACAAAAACTTCTTTAGATGAAAATAATATAAAAGGAATTTTTAACACACAAGAAATTTCACTTGATTGGTCTAAATTTGAAAATCATACATTTTTTAATTCAGCAAAAGTAAAAGTTGATACTGCATTTAATAAAATTATTAATGAATATCCATTTGATGGAAATGAAGAAAAAATAATTGATTTTATAAAAAATTTAACCGGGTTTGAAAAATGGGTTTTTGATTCTTTTCCAAGATCAACTGGATCTTTAAACTTTAAAAATGATGGCGTTAATGGTGTTTATTTAAGAATTCAAGAACCTGCTGGATCCATATTTTCTGATTTAAGTAATAGGGATGATGTAAAGAAAATAATAAATTTTTATAATTCTTTTTCAATACAATTTAATGTATTTTTACCTGAAACATCAAATACAAAACAAATAATTTTTCAAAAGCAAAATATAAGTGGATCAAATAGTGTTGGTATAGTATCATATTTAAGCTCTAGTTTAGATACAACTAAAACAAAAATAATATTTTCAATAAATTCCGGTAGTTTACAATCAAATGTTGAATGTGACCTTGAAAAAGGTAAATTTAATAATTTAAGTTTTATTTGCGATTTTTCAAAAAATAAGTTATTTTTATATCAAAATGGTGAATTAATTAGTGAATCTTATCAAATAAATAAATTTAACTCAATATATTCAACATCAAGTTTTTTAATTGGGTCAGGTACACAATGGAAAACAGATACAGATAACATTAATTTTGATTTATTTTCTGGATCGTTGGATGAATTTAAAATCTGGAACAAAGTTATTGAATCTGATAAAATTATAAATTATAATAAGCCTGTTTTTTCACAAGAAGATCTGTTAGTTTACTATAAATTTAATGAACCAGCTATTCAAATAGCTTCACTGACATCCCCAAAAAATGCTATAGTTCTAGACTATTCAGGAAATTCTTTACATACCTATGTTGAAAACCTTAATTATTTTTATTCAAATTTAACATCTATTAGATCGTTTCAACATGAATCAAATATAATTGATGAAAAATATTATTATTATACGCCCGTCTTGTTCATAAAACATCCAGATATATTAAATTTTAAATCTGAATTAGAAGAAATATCAGATGAATATGATATCGCTAATCCAAATTTAATAACAAAATTAGTTCCAAAACATTTCTTAATTGATGATATATTCACAATTTTAAAAGATGATGGAACTGAAGAAACTGTAACAAATAATAGTGTATTATTAACATTTTTGTATTCATACGCGAAATTATTTGATGAAATGAAAATATTTTTAGATTCATTTTCAAGAGTAAGAAAAATTGGATACGATGAAAATGAAAATCTTCCCGATAAATTCATTTCTAATTTATTTAATTTCTTTGGTTTTGAGCAACCAAATGTTTTTGAAAATTATTCAATATCTGATCATTATGAAAATAATATTTTATTGAAATTTTTAGAAGTTCAAGATTTTAATAAAATTAAAAATTTAATTTTAAAAAGAGTTTTAACATCTTTACCTGAATTAATAAAAGTAAAAGGTACAATTAATTCAATTGAAATGTTTATGAGAACAATTGGATTAGAACCAAATTATCAATTTAAAATCAAAGAATATGGCGGATCAAAAATCAACAGAATTAATTTATTAAGAGATAAAAAAACAATAAATTTAAATAAATTCAAACTAGACTCATATCAATATATTACCAGTCCTTATTTAAGGGGAGATTATTATAATTTTAATGCCCAAACTGATTTTTATATTGCAAATTCATGGTCTTAC